CACGCAGTACCAGCACGTGGTGACAAGTGCATCAATGGCGCAGTCATCATAGACATCAAGCGAGCCTGGGATGAGTCGGGCTACGTAGCCCTCTGCCTATGGACGCACGACACACAACAGCCAGACGTGATCGTACGTACAGCTGACCCATACGTAACGTGGTTCGTCCGCCCCGAAGGGGAGGGCATCCGCTGCTATCAAGGTCATTACTATGACCTACTGTCAGATGCAGTTGTTGATTTCACCAACCGTATCTGATACCCTCACATCCAACCAACCACGAAAGGAAGTACCATGTCCAACCTAACAATCAAGTCACGCCGTAATGCATACAGCATCATCGGTGAAGAAGTAACCGCAACATCAGCACGAGATGCAGCCACTCAGGCTGGGCTCGACTGGCACGTATCACTAGCCGACGTCCAAGCGTTGGCTGTATCAGACACAGGTGTTAGCCAACTCGAAGTGCCTAACACTTTCGCAACTATCCGTACCAACAAGGACAACACACAGTCAGTGCTTGGCACTGTTGGTGGACGATACAAAGTATTCCAGAATGCTGAGATGTTCTCAGGTCTGGATGCACTGGTCGACTCAGGAGATGCACGATATGCATATGCTGGTGAAGTTAAAGGTGGAGCGCAGGTGTATATGGTGCTCGAGCTTCCACGTGGTGTGAAGATTGGTAACGACGAGCACTCCGCTTACCTCGTTGCTCGTACATCACACGACGGTTCGACTGCACTGCAGATTGCACCATCAGTTCGACGCTTGCGTTGCACCAACCAGATTGCTGGCATCTTCTCTAAGTCAGCAACCTATACACTCAAGCACACAACCAACGCTGAGTTCAAGATCGAGGACATCAAGCGGATCATCCCTGTTACCTACAAGGGAATCGAATACTACGAAACCGTAGGTAACAAACTCATCAACGAAACACTCACTGATACAGAGGTGGATAACATCTTCAAGAAGATGTGGTCACTACCATCTGTGATTGAGCAGTCACCGTATGGAATGCTCAGCACTGGACAGAAGCGACAGTTCAATGCAGCAATCACTGCACGTGAGACAGCCAAGGGTATCTACAAAGGTGCAACTGGTACTCAAGAAGAACTGTACGGCACAGCGTTCGGTGTGTTTCAATCAGTGGTTGAGTACGCTGACCACTTCAGTCACAAGTCAGAAGCAACACGAGCTGAGCGCATCATCAATGGTTCGGCTGACCGTATCAAGAACAAGGCACTAACCCTACTAACGAAGGGAGCGTAATGAATAACGAAGACCTGTACGTCCAGCCTCACATCTCGGTGAGGCTGGCGCAGTACATCCAGAAGGCACTCGATTACCTGCACATCTATGCACAAAAGATGGATGACCCAAGCGTGATCGAGCCTGAGCTACACAAGGAAGCAGATGATGCCATGATTGACATCATGCTGGATGCACCACTACCAGAGGAGCAATCCAATGGGTAAGTTAGTAAGCAAAGATGTGTTGGTGACACGCCCAACACGTATGTATATCAAGCCTATCGTTGGCTGGTCATGGTACTGCGGGTATCATGATACCTACGGTATAGCCGAGGACAGGGATGAATGTTCATTCATGTTCGGAGCACACATGCATTACTACCAGATAGACGGTGACGTGTGTGAACCTTACTACAAAGAATGGCAAGTAAAGGAGGAAGCATGATCGTACAGACAAGCGTCACTCTTATCTGCACATACTGCAATGCAGAGATTGAACGACGCACTGAACGCGAAGCTCGTGAAGCGTTAGCTGAACACGAGAACTATGTGCAGTGTATGAAGAACTACTGATGGGCAAGCCACGTCCAACAGAAATAAAACTAGTAGCGAAGCTACTAGATCCAGACGCAGAGAACTCCGAAGATGCTTCGGCACTAGCGATTGAAATCATTGAGGCACTGGACGCATCCAGACTCAAGAGAGAATCGTTCATTGTCGTAGCAAAGTTAGCGGACTGGGCTCCCTTGCAGGCATGGGGGGAGTTCAGTACCAAACTGCAAGCGGAGAAGTTCTTTCCTCATCTCGCGTCACCAGATCCCGCTGGTGGCAAGGGTGCAATAGCAAAGCTCGTCGACCCTGATGAGTTCCTTAAACAGATAGGAGACAAGTAATGTTTTACAACGGCTTCACATTACTCATGCAGATTTTCGCAGGTGCAACCATGTACTGGGTAGGTAGGTACTTTGGTTTCATGGCAGGCGAACGATCTATGTACAAGACCATGAGTTCATTGCAAGATGCAACAAGAAATATGTACCAGAAAATAACCAGAGAATAGGAATGGGGCGGAGGATTATTCCTCCGCCTTCTTCTCTGTCTCGTCAGCAACTAGATGTGTAATCCAGAATAGTTTGTAGTAATCGTAGTCATAAGAGAATCGTTTCATATGCTTGACTGTCGCACCAGTATGTGCATGGAGTGGGACACCAGCCTGCTTCATCAGCATGAAGAACTGGATGTCTTCTGATACATACTGAGCATCAGTGCCACCACTAGAATGCTCAACAAAGAACGGCTTATCCTCACCATGAAACTCTTTCATCTTCTTAGCTGCGGATCGGTGCATCAAGAAGAATCCATAGCCAGCATAGTCACACTTGACTATAGCGTTGGGCTCAAGCGGATGCAAGTATGACATCTGATGGATGTCCTCTGGATGTGCCATGAATAGGCATGGGTATGGTGACATCAACGCCTGCTCATTCTCCTTAGAGATGAAGTATGTACCACTAACAGCAGGCATAGTTTTAGCATCTGCTATATCCCAGATTTTTTTCAGTGCTTCATTGGTTAGATGGATGTCACTGTCTACCCAGAGAATCCAATCAAAGTCTGATGCCCACCAAGTATCAAATGCTGTCTGTCGTTGACGCCCGATCTGGTTACCCTGCACACGCTGAGCTCCCAGTATAGGTAGCTCACTGGTCAGTACCGAATAGACCATACCTTCTGCGAACTTACCGTCCACCATTCCATTGTCACACCAAGTAAGCATGATCTTTTCATTAGCCTTGTGCATGATTGCCTCCCCATCCTGTCCCTGTAAATTTAATTGGTGGTGCGTTATATATTCTGCGTAATGTGCTACCGCATACAGGACAGTCGTACTCTTGTTCATCCTCTGTCATGCCGCGTTCAATGATGACAACCTCGCCGTCACCTGGACATTCATATTCGTAGTTCATTAGTAAGGCGTAGCCCCTCCCAGTTTGTCGGCTATATCTTTAATCCCTTTAGCAATCAGTTGTTCAACACGCTGAGGTGAGATGTCCCAAGCTTCTGCTATCTCAGCCAGTGGTTGGTCGTTAACAAACCGAGCCGTAAGAATGCCTTGCATTCTTGGATCAAGCTTCTTCATTGCTGCGTCTACATCAGCAATCATTGCTGCTAAGTTGTTGCCCTCGTTGGCTAGTCGCTTGACCTTGACGCCATGTACATCTGGATCGAATACTTGGTTAGCCAAGTATGACTCATCAGTACCAGCAACTTTAATCAAGCTCTCGATTAACTCGAGGCGATAGAAGTATTCATCGCCGAGTTCATAACCCAAGGCTTTAGCCTTTTCCTTACGAGCATACCGTTCACCAGCCCTGCGTATGAATGTATGAAACGCTTTGTATCCCTGCTTTTTTTCAATGGGATCTTCGCGGTCAAGGTATTCCTTGACCTTGTCCTTGCGCTTCCATGCGTACTCATTCATAGCTTGCTTGATATCTTCAAGCTCAACAAATCTATGGTATCTCTTGGACAAGTGCCAGGCTATACCTGCTGTGATCTCGTTGATCTCTTGCCAGACTGGATGGTCTCGTGTTAGCTCAGACATACTGCCTTACCAAATAAGTATGTGCTGCAAGTAAAAGGTCGGGGTCGTCACCAAGTAAACCCAGTGCTCTGTTGTGATTAGAACATAGCAATCCACGCACCTTACCAGTGCGGTGATCGTGATCTATATCTAACGCACGAACAGATGGGCTAGCACCACAGATGTAGCAGCCACCACCTTGCGACTCGAGCATCTCTTCGTACTCTTCTACGCTGATACCGTAACTACGGATGCGGGATACTCGCTGCTCTTCGTATGTTTTATTTCTGTTGCGTGGCATACTTCTCCCAGATACCTCGCTCTACCATCAGCGCAATGATTGCGTAGTTGGCAATGTCAATGAAGCTATCTTCGAGAGCTTCATTGTTAGGTTCAATGGAGTTGTATATAAGATTCTTTAGTCGCTCTAGTTTGTCGGACATACGAACCATCAACCCATTGGTCGCACCGCCAGGTGCATTCCAAATGTTAAGTGGACCGTAGTCGATTTGCTTCATCACTAAGATGGACAGAAGCTGATCGTAAATTTTCTGAGCATCTTCTTGGAAATCATCGATAGTTAATTTGTTCGTCGCCAACGGAGCACCTTTCAGTTGTTAATTGCATTAACTAAATCAGCTAATGCTTGCGCTCCTTGGTCTACAATTATACTATTAACATCGCTGTCAGGCGGTAACGACACGCGGACGGCTTGAGGTATGGCATCTTGCAAACGACGAGCAAGTTCCTGCCCTGGGTTAGAGCCATCCTCTTTAGCATCATTATCTGTACAGATTACGACAGTACCAATGCCATCAAAACACCTACTAAAATAAGGTTTCCAAGCATTAACACCAGCAACGGCAACAGCAGGGAACCCAGCAAGAGTCGCACTAATCGCATCTATCTCCCCCTCTACTACTAGTACTTGGTTGACTGCATGAAGTATTGCACTGACGTTATATAGGTGGTGCTTCTGACCAGTAGGTATCATGTACTTAGGATCACCGCCGTCGATGCGACGAAACTTAAACCCAACTACACCAGCCTCTGTAATGTAGGGGATGGATAGGTGATGCTTAAGTCTGTCCTCATGACCAGGTGCTACCTCGGCTACATAACCTAGTAAAAATTTTTCGGCTCCATCAAGGATGCCACGCTTGGTTAGGTAAGCCTCTGCTGGTGAGCCAGCAAGGCTATCGTGATACTGATGTGCTGCTTTAGTCCAGAGATCTATGAGCTTGGGATTAGTCTTCATGGTTTCTCCTGTCTGTGTGTAATGAATGGAGGTGCAGTATATACATCATTGCGAGCAGCAATCTGCATTGCCTGCTTCCATGTTGCACCACCTGCTAGTGCGCCGAGTGCAAAGCTAGACCCTGACCCTGCGCCATACAGCCCATCGTCACGCAGGTAGACAGAGTATGAATCATCTACTTGGTAGATAGTGCCATTGATTGCAAGTATAAACTCGAAGCCTGCATCTGCATCATCCTTGTCTGGCACATAGCCAGACTCCTTAATACATTCTCTAATGCTTGGGGCTACAGTTGTAATCATAAAGTGATACATGTCTTTGATGTTGGCTGGGATTGCTGGTGGTTTCCACACATGCTGTATCACATCACATGGTTGCACATCACCAGCACCTGCGACCAACCACTTGCCTCGCTTACTAATCTTAGTAACGATTGGATGTGAGTATGGTCTGCCACCTGCAGTGGTGCGTGAATCAGCTGCAAGAATGCAACCGTTGTCTAATTGGATACCAATGATCGTTGTCATCTAGACCTCAACCTTGGTGGTGTCCACCGCCCACCCTTCTTACTGCGACGATTGTGAACAATCGGAGTAGAAGATTCTTTGCCAATATTTTTTTCAGCCCATGACCGAGCCTCTGGGTATGCTAAGTTTTCACGAGCCATGATGATCTGTATACCAGAACCACCAGCACTACATGCATAGCATACCCAGACGCCCTTGTCTGAGTTCACCGAAGCAGACTTACGAGAGTCATCGTGTACTGGACACAGGATTGACTTCTCACCTTGCGGTAAGTCCAATCCGTAATGATTAAAGACTGCTTCTAAGAACTCAGGCTGGTTCACTTAATACCAATTCCTTTCCTGATGAAACTTGTGTGCGTTGCACCAAGTATCGTAACGGTGGAGCACATACTTGTGTGCTTCTGATGTTTGTTTGAGTAGTGACCACCCTGGTTTTGCCCAGAGTAACTGCCACGCTCCACGTGCTCCGCTCGATTTGTTGAGCGAGTCCACGTTGTAACGGCTCTCCTTGTACGCGATCTTCTTCGCACAAGATGCTTCTCGTTTGTCCGTTGTTACTGTGCTTATCGCAAGTTCTATTGCTGCTTCCTTGTCCAGCACCATCATGCGCTTCTCCAAGGTCAGCAACGGTGAAGTTGCTTGTGCTGGTGACATTAAAATAAATGTCATTGTTGCTACGGTTATTGCGATCAACCGCATAGTTACCTCTTTTCAGTTGGTAACGCACTGTCACTGTGTTACCTATGTCCATTGTAACCTGCCTGTTTTAGCAGATCAGCCCAGAGCCATGCGGGCATTACCGCGTATGACTCTGAGACATTTGTAGTGCCACGCTTTTTTATTAGCACCACGCCAGTCTCAGCATCAGCATGAGTCATCTCATCCGAGAGCTCTTGAAGATAGCCACTGAGAGTGATCTTCTTTTCGTTCTTACATTCTATTACTACGCCGTCGATACCGTCAATGTCTCCGACATCATCGTGCCGACCAGCACCATACGCACGTTCGGCGCATGGAAAACCATACGAGACCAGCCACTTGACTACGTCTCGTTCGTATTGTGAACCTTTGCGTTTACTTGGCGTTGACATAGTCAGTCACCAGTATCTGTTCGAGGATAATGTTTCTCTTCTTTCGTATAAGCATACGTTCTCTCGGTGTCATACCGCCCCACAATCCGTGAGCTTCATGTCTTACTGCCCACTCTAAACACTCTCGTCTTACGAAACATCCAGAACAAATTGTTTTACCAAGTGCATATACTGAAGTATCTCTTTCGTTATCTTCTTCTGTAAAGAAGAACTCAGTTCCCACTTCCCTGCAACGAGCTTGACTGAAGTCTGGATAATCCATTGATGAGCTCCTCTATTGGTTGTAGTTGATTAGCATCCATCACTAACCGAATGCCGTAACCATAGTCATGTTTGTAATGTTCCGCAAGAAATCTTTCGCGTGTCACATAACCAACTAGAGTAAACTTACTATCGACATGGGGTAGTTGTTTGTCACCAAAGAATTGCACCAACACTGCAATGTCAGATACAAATAATTCTGGTGCATTAAATATTAATTGCGGGAGCGTGGAAGTTTTGACTTGTATATTTTTTCCCAGTGGTGTAGATAAGTCGTGTCCGTTGTCACCGCTCGGCGAAATCGTTCTGTCCACTTGTAGCCCAAGTCCTTTGCCACACGCCATCTCACCCAGCTGACCCATAAGATTAACCGAATACGACGAGTTGTTGCGATCAAACTTTTTATCGGTGACTTCATATTGTTTCTTATTCTCTCTGACTAGATGGATGAAACGAATGCCATCCAAGATTTCATCTAGGGTTAATTCAATATCTACTGCCATTGTCGCATTGTCCTTGCTCTTTGTAACTCGGCAGGTGAGTTATACAAAGTCATGTGGCTTGCCTCCGCTGACAGCGAGACATAACTCTCTGCTGTTGGGTCAGCCTTACCATGTCGGTTCTTCACTACGGCAACGCGGTAAGCGTTTGCCTGTCCGTCTAGTGCAACACTAAGAACCAACTCTGGTAACGCTGCAACTTTACCCATCAACGCTTTACGCGGAGCAGGATAGTTAGGCTTTGACATCTTCTCGTTCTCGGATACGTGATGTAGAACGATGAAGGCTGACTCGTATTCACGAGCCATATAGTGGAAGGCTGACATCGCATCACGTAATGCAGTCCATTCATTGTCGCTTGTTGAAGCGACATTCATTAAGTTGTCTACAAAGATTGCTTGTGGTGCAGAGCCGTGCAGTTCTATCCAAGCTTCTATTTCTTCTTCGATGTCTTGCAACGAAGGCGACGGATCAAAGTTGAATCGAACATGCCCTGCACCATCAGCGAGTGCGTCT